AGTAGTGTACTCCGACAACATTTAAAAACAAAGACTATAGAAAACTAACCAGACCAAATAGGAGGCAAAATGGACTTCTCGTTTGAAACAGACGACAACACAGTGGAAAACACTTTTAACCCTGAGGAACTCTATGATCAGTTCAAAACCGAAATGGAGTCTAACACCAATGACTGGTTAAAAGTTGCCACTATCTTCTTCAAGCGCATGAAGACCATGAAGGACAGGATGAAAGTTGCTCCCATAGTTGTCATCACTGCTAAATTCTTTGACATTGAATTCACGCTTTGCAACACTTACAATCAGAATGCAGGGGACCAGAAAGTTGGGGATCTAGAATATACTCTCAACAGGTTGTCCGGATGCATGGCCAGATTTACTTTTGAAAAATACGAAGCTGCTGATCGTACAACCCGAGAAACAATTCAGGCGACAATCAAGAATCCTCTTGCCATCGTGAAGGGCGTGAGACCAGACAACTTCAAGTTGTACATGGCCTTCAGCGCCGGCACGGAAATGTTCATGAGCAAATTTAGCTTACTTCCACTTGCAATAATTCTGAGAAGAATTGACACAGACGACGCTCCAGCCACAATTGCTGGGAAGGCCTTAAAGCAGAGACTAGATAGCATTGCTGCAATTGATTGGCAGAAAGATGTAAATGTAGGTGCACTCAAAGACGCAATGGCAGTTGTGGGAGGAGTTTCATGGAAACATTCAAAGATAACAGAGGATTCTCTCAACTTCTTGAAGAAGGCCGGCGTTTCTGCAATGGTCCTCTCCAAGATAAAGAAGGGAGAATAAATCCTCTACTGAATTTCAATTGGCTTCAAAATTTTGATATATTTTAATTAGGACCAAAAGGGTGGGTGGTAGGGGAATAAGCAGCTACT